GAGATAATGAGGATAAAAAAATCATTTTAAATCAGGACTTAAGTTTTAGAACAGATTTAGGGTGGGAAGATTCTGCAAAAGAATTGGAGTCACAAACCCTACGTAAAATTATTAACCCAATTGAAAATTATGAAACGGTTAGATATATTCATAAACCATATAACACCACATTAGGTAGTTTAACATTCCCACAAACCGACATATGGTTCTATTTTTATTTTTTAAGTGGGTCAACATATGTACAAGATTACGAACCAACAGGATTATCCGCAAATGAAAACGCGTTAATGCAAAAAAAAATAACCAATAGTTTCTTTAGGTTGGAATTTTTTAAAACACCAAGTAAAATATTAAACAACGTTGAAGTTGCCGACCAACCAAGTAGATTAAATAGACGAATGGTATTTGCAAAAAACCTTTCATTACCGTTGGGTGAAAAATATTTTTATACCACTTTAAATGATTATATATATAAACCCGCATTTATGGGTTCAAACTATAGAAACAAAGAAAATATGTATTTCTTTTGGTTTCAAGACGAAACCGCACTTAATGAGACATCATTAACTGGTAATACATTTTGGATGACCGCAAAGTTTTACAATGCGGAAGATGGATCAATATTAGATTTTGTTAAATCTGACATTGGAAGTTCTGAGGTTAATGAAATTAACGATATGTACTATAAGGTGATAATTGATAAAACTGATTACTCCTACCAAGTTTTTCGTTATAATAACAATTTACAAGGAACGAGAGTGGGTGAAAGTATAGACCCAATAAAATTCTATCAGAAAAAAGGATAATGCAATCAAGTAAATACGAAATATTAAAACAAACCGGGACCACATTTAATCTACCACTTTATTTAGAAAGTAGTGTGGATGAGATGGGTGTTATGGTGGGATTTGATGGTGAAATACAACAAGTTGAACAATTAGTTAATTTCTCATATTCTGGAGTGACAGGTACTAGAACTGTAAATATATATTCCACTACAAATCCAGATAAGTTAAGAAAAATTGTAGATCAAGTTTATAGTGTTAATTGGGGTGATGGTTTAATTTCAGGACTTACAATTAATAGTGGCACTCCTGGACAATCTTTTCCATCTTTACAACACACATACAATACATTCTATGTAACTAATAGTGGTTCGGGAGCATACCTAATAAACGGTAAATCAAATCCTACATTATCTTTAACTAAAGGTCAAACTTATACTTTTAATATATCCGCACCCGGACACCCATTTTGGATAAAAACAGTTTCAAGTATAGGTACGATTAATCAATATAATAATGGTATTACCAATAATGGTATAGATAACGGAACAATAACTTTTATTGTTCCCACAGGTTCAACGTCTACTCTTTATTATAATTGTCAATTTCATAGTAGTATGAATGGTACTATTAATTTGGTTAATACACCAGTTACATATACCATATCAATAACCCTAAACTCTCCTTGGTCAACAGAAATTATCTCAAAAAATATTTCAATACCGTTTTTAAACCCATCAACAATTATAAATCCTCTTGGATCATTTAGTGGGGTGACGATGCCAATTGAAATTGATTACATAAATCAATTAGACAACTCAACGGGGTTAACAGAAAATGCCACCATTAAATTTATGGGTATAGGTAAAAGTAGAATTGAGGAATTGAGAAAATATGGTCAAACAACATTTAATGGGGTTACAACGGGTACCACAGATGGTTCTAATTGGAGTGGATATACTTTAGATAATCTTTATTATCGTGACTTTACAGACGGTTATACGATGATTACAGGTAGTACATCTAGTTTTACCAAAGAAGAGGTGATTAACAGAATGATTACAAGAAATGAACATTTTATAGGTTTTATCGATGAACCAACAATTTATTCTGACATTTTTGTTGAGAGAGGGAAACAAGGTGTTATGGAGAAAAATTTAAGATTAGGAGAAATTGATAACATTGGTGAGGTAGACATATATGGAAATGGATATTTTAATGTGAGAAAACAATAAAAATTATATTTATTATAAAAAGTTATGGCAGTAGGAAGTTACGGAATAATTAGACCAGCAGATGTATCCCCAGCGGACGTAGATGTTTTTTATCACTATGTTCCAAATAGAACATCAACCGCAGAAGTAACCTTAAAAAAGTTAAACTCTGAGGAAGTTCTTGCTCCCGTTTTTCATAACGGAGATACTACTGATAGCACTGATGCTCCAGATGTTGAAATTTTAGGTGGGCTATACAACTTAACACTAACTTCAGATGATTTTAGTGATTTAGGTATATACACTCTTCACATCAGACCAAAACAAATCAGAACCTCAATCTCAGATTGTGGAATTTTAGCGTCATTACCGTCTGTTAGGGGGTTAGTTATTGATTTAAGTAACGTCCCATCCGCCGACAGAAACAAATTTACACCACAAGGATTGGTTGGATATCGTATTGAGTATTTAAATTCAACCGATAACACCAAGGTTCCAAATTTTTATAGAATAGTAACATCATCTTTTTATTGTACACCAGTTGTTTCAAACTTAACTAGTACAACACAAAAAGCAATTAGATATCAATATAGTGTTGCGGCTTCAAATTTATTATTTTTAACTGTAACACCATCTTCGGCACCATCGAGTAGACCAAATGTGGTTCCATTTATTGGGCAACCAGGACAAAATGTCATTTTAACTAATACATTCTTTAACCCAACAACTGTTGAAGTGGAAATGGTTGAACACGATTCTTCAACATTAGCATACGCATTATATGGTAACCAAAGTAAGGCAGTGTCTTCAGGTATCTATACAATTTACGATAATAATAACAGTATCTTCAAGCAATATAATCTTTATGAAGTTAAGGATGAGTTTAACGAAACCTTATTTGAAATTAGAGAAAACAAGACGGATATTGACGAGACATTAAATTTCGATGATATTACACAATAATGGCTACAAGAAAAGTCCCAAGTCAAGTTGCAACTGGTGCAGAAACATTTAGCGATAGCTTAGTCGGTAGACAAATTACCGACGGTACTAGTCAATTGACTAATACGAACTTTGCTATTGACCGTATCATACCAGAAAAAGATAGCAAGAAATTTAGAACTAGCCAATTTTCAGATTTTTTAACTTTAGACGATTTAAAAGAGGAAACAGATTCCCCAACTACATCGGCAAAAACAAAAGAAGAAAGAAAAAAAGAAATTAAATTCAAATCTTCTAAAAATAATGCTTCAGTTTCTATTTTTGGTTCATTAAGAAGTAGATTACTCGCATCGATTACACGAATTATTAAGAAATTCCCAGCAACATCACTTGTTGACTCTGATAGTTTGATTAAAAATTCAATTTACACAGCATATAGTATATCTTACGATTTTAATCAAAACACAACAGAATTTACTGTCGATTTCTCAATGATTTACAATCCATTGGATGTCGCTTTTGAAAAACCAAATAGTAATGTAATCCCAACCACAGATAATCAAATTAGAAATTTCTATTCGTCATATAAAAAATACGTAATAGAAGTTTCGGGTACAACTTATCAAATATTAACATATAGCGAACCAAATTCAAACAATGAAGTTTCATTTAAAGTTTTTGGTAAACCATTTGGAACGGCATCAACATATAATTTAAATTATTTAATTAGACCAAACGATGGTATAGTTGAAGAATTTTATATGGGGTTAGATGATTTGGAAGAAATACTCTTAAATAGAGAATCTTCTCCAAAATTCAACGCTTCATTTAAAGTTCCAAGAGATAGTTTTGAGGGGGATAAAACAGAAATAACCGATGTTGAGGTTATGTGGCCAACATCTAAAGATGGTTGGAATATTAAAATTGTTGGTTTAGAATATGAAAATTATCTTACCCAACTAACCGATTTATCTGATGAAATAGACAATTACAAATCAAACCTTTTTATAAGGTTTATGAGTTCACCTCAATTGTATGACTTTGATAGTGATGACAAAAAAATTGAATCGATATTTCAATTATACGGTCAAAATTTTGACAAGGTAAAAAAATACATATCGAACATTGCAAATATGCGTAATGTTTCGTATGATGGTATTAATAACCTTCCTGATGTATTATTAAAAAACTTAGCGAACACATTAGGATTATCGACAGTTAGTCTTTTAGATGAAAAACAAGTTGATGAGTTATTATATGTTAGACAAGATTCTCAATACGAGGCGGTTAACCTTGGTACAAACATTGT